CAGTCCGAAGCCGAAATTACCGTTTCGGGCATCAGCAAGGTTGTTGCTGGTGGAACAGTCACTGCCGGTGACGCAATCACTATTGACTCGTCAGGTCGTGCTGCAAGTGCCACTTTCGCAAGCGGCACGTCTTACACCCCTGCTTCGGTCTACATCCTCGGAACCGCTTTGACCCCCAGCACTGCTGCTGGCGACGTGATTACTGTCGCCCTGTCATGCGCCGCTGCTGGTCGTGCGGCTTAGTTAGAAAGGCTAGTGAAATAAAATGCCACAGCCCAACGTAAACAACGTTCACATTGACGCAATCTTGACCAACATCTCGGTTGCTTACTTGCAGAACACCAACAACTTTATTGCCGACAAGGTTTTCCCCGTGATTCCAGTCGACAAGAAGTCGAACCTGTACTTCAAGTACACCAAGGACGACTGGTTCCGTGACGAGGCTCAGCGTCGTGCTGACGGTACTGCCTCGGCTGGTTCCGGCTACGGTCTGACCACGGACACCTACATGGCTGATGTGTTCGCCTTCCACAAGGACATTGGCGACCAGACCCGTGCGAACGCCGACAACCCCCTCAACCCCGACATGGAAGCGACGCAGTTTGTTACTCAGCGTCTCCTCCTGCGTCGTGAGGTTCAGTGGGCTTCGGACTACTTCGGCACTGGCGTGTGGGGTACCGATGTCACGGGTGCCACCTCGGGTGCCGGTACGGTCGGTACGACCACCACTATCAAGTGGTCGGACTACACCAACTCTCAGCCGATTGTTGACATTGAACTGGGTAAGACCACCGTGCTTCAGAACACTGGTTTCGAGCCGAACACTCTCGTTCTCTCGTACGCTGTGTTCCAGAAGTTGAAGGCTCACCCCATTCTGGTCGACCGCTACAAGTACACCCAAGCCGGTGCTATCGTCACCGAGGACTTGCTCGCCGCCCTGTTCGGCGTTGACCGTGTTCTCGTGGCGAAGGCTGTGTACAACACCGCCAACGAAGGACAGACGGGCGTGTACTCGTTCACCGCGAACAACAACGCCTTGCTGTGCTACACGGCTCCGAACCCTGGTCTGATGACCCCCTCGGCTGGCTACTCGTTCATGTGGACGGGCGTGTCGGGCGGTCTCGGTACGACTGTCGGCGTTTCTCGCTTCCGCATGGAGGAACTGAAGGCTGACCGTGTTGAAGGTGAAATCGCCTTCGACAACAAGGTCGTCGCCAAGGACTTGGGCTACTTCTTTAGTGCGATTATCTAAATAACCGCACTGCTGGAGTCCAGCAGTCTCAGTGGAATCCCCTCTGGCTTTCGGGTCAGGGGGGATTCTGCTGTATGGGGGTGTGCTACGATTTCACCATGCCTAACTACACCCACCGAGTTATTCGTGCCATTTCGAGCGGAGCGGACAGTCTGACCCCAGTCGGAACGCTGATTGACGGAACTCTCATTCCCCGTGAGAACCTCATGGCACTGGAGAGTAGCGAACACCTCATTGCTCTGACCCCTGACGAGATAGCGGCTCTGAGTGCCCCTGTGGTGGAATCTGAGCCTGTTGTTGCCAAGCCCGTCGCCAAGAAGGCACCTGCCAAGAAGGCTCCGGTCAAGAAGTCCGGCACGGCGACCGCCAAGAAGCCAGCCACAAAGTAGTACACACTGCCCGTAATAGGGTGTGATACGATTTCACCATGTCACTGCGAGAGGCGCAACAACGCCTACAAAAGACCGCCGTGTGTCGGCTCGGAAGTCTGATTGATTCATTGGACAAGGACGACAAATCCGTCTTTGCTGAATGGGTCGGAGACAAGAAGCCAGCAGGGTGGATTGCCCGAGTCCTCTTATCCGAGGGTCACCAGTGTGGCGAGAAAACCGTGAAGCGTCACCTCGACGGACTATGTAACTGCCTCGAAGGCTCGACTTACAAGGGTGCGTATCGTGTCTCTGCGTAATGCTGAAAAGTCGTTACCGCAGAAGCGTATTTCTGCCCTTCCAAAGGGCACTGAACCCTCAATCAAATGGAATGGCAAAGAGGGTTACATTGATTCACCACTCCTGACAGAAGCCCCCGATGAGGGTGTCTGGAAGGAAATCATTGCCGACTGGGACTTAGACCCACGCAAGGTAGAAATCGTTGAAGGCTCAGTCCACATTCGTGGCTGGGACGCAAATGTTGGCAACGGCGAAGTCAAGCGCATGCGCTACTACCGAGCCTCAATCAAGAGCCGTGAGGAACTCGGCGACCGTGCCGACATCGAGGCTTTGTGCCAAGAGGTCATGAGGTGGAAAGCCCCCAAGGGCAAGCGACCCGAGGCTGGAACTGGCAACCGTGCGTTCGTAATAATCGTTTCTGACTGGCAAGCAGGGAAAGGCGAAGGGGGCGGTTCACCAGCCCTGATTGAGCGTGTCAACCAATCCTTTGAGATTGCCATTGACCGCCTAAGGGAGTTAGTGAAATGTGGGCGCACCCCAAGCGTTATCTACATCATTGGTCTCGGTGACCTTATCGAGAACTGTACGGGACACTACGCACAGCAAACCTTCGGAGTCGATTTAGACCGTCGCTCTCAAATGCGTCTCGTGCGTCGCCTTCTGCTGAAGTTTGTGGACATGCTCGTTGAACTGTTCGACATTCCCATTGTTCTGGGCGCAGTTGCCGGAAACCACGGAGAGAACCGCAACGCTTCGGGTAAGTCGTTCACCCAATGGACGGACAATGATGACTTGGCAGTGTTCGAGCAACTCGGTGAAATCCTGTCGCAGAACCCCAAGTACGAGCAGGTCACCGTTCCCGACTTCGACGCAATCTTGAATGACGACGACCTGTCGCTGACGCTGGACATCTGTGGCGTACCCACATCGTTCGCCCACGGACATCAGTTTGGCAAAGGTGGAAACAGCGTACAAAAGATTGAAGCGTGGCTCACTGGTCAGGTCATGGGCAAGCGTCCGGTCTCCCAGTGTGCGATTCTGTTCTCGGGTCACTATCACCACTTCGTCTGCTCCGAGGGAACGGGTCGGACAATCTTTCAATCTCCGGCACTCGACGGTGGCTCCAACTGGTTCACCAGCCAGACGGGCAAGCACTCGCCTGCCGGAATGATTACTATTGGCATTGGACTCGACTACGGCGTTCGTGGTTGGGGCGACCTTATGGTGATTGGACAATGAGGCTTTATCTCGCAGGTCCTATGACGGGACTACCGCAGTACAACTATCCAGCGTTCCAAGAGGCACGAGAGACACTCCGGCGCAAAGGTCACGAAGTTATCTGCCCTGCTGAAATAACGGAAATCAACGGGATTGACTACAACAATCTCCCCGAGAACTTCCTTCCAAATCAACTTGCGTGGTGCTTCGACGCTGTGATGAGGAGCGAAGCGGTGGCGGTTCTACCAGCGTGGGGCAAGTCCGTAGGCGCACGAGCCGAGGTTCTCATTGCCACCATGACGGGTAAGCCGGTCTACGCCTATCACCAGTTCCGCCCCGAAGTATTGGAACCCCTTACCAACATCAACATTGTCACCCGAGCGGAGATGATTGCCCGTGCCTGAGATTGAGATTGAAGCGTGGACTGACGGGGTAGAAAGTGAAGCGTGGTTCGACCCCAACAACCCGTGGACTCCCCTCGAAGGTGTGCGCACTGGCGCAGAACTGACCCGTGGTGAAAGAGCGGCGGACATTGTTCGCAACAAAATGGGTTCGTGGGGCTTTGTCGCCATGTTCACCATGTTTATGCTCGCTTGGGCACTCACCAACAGTGTCGTCATGGCAAATCGTGGGTTCGACCCGTATCCCTACATCTTGCTCAATCTGCTACTTTCCACCTTGGCAGGTCTCCAAGGGGCTATTCTCCTTATCGCCGCAAAACGAGCAGACGCAGTTGCGGCAGAGCAGGCGTTGTCTCACTTGACCATTTCCAAAGGAAGTTCGGAAATCATCAAGGAGATTCGCAGTGAAATGCGAGTACTACATCAACTGGTGCGTGAACTTCACCACGCCAACGAGAAAGAGAGGAAGTCACATGACTAACATCAACCGCAACGAGGAACTCTGGAAGCAGTGTTCAGAAATAAACCAGTTCCTTCGTGACGAGGAACGCCGGATTCAGTCCAAGCACAACCACCCCTCCAATCCTCGCTTTGCCTTCACCACCAACGCAGGCTCAACGACCACGACCAATAACTCGTGGGGCACGGTTATCACGACGACCCCTTACGAGTTCCGCTCCATTGCTCGCAAGAGCGAAGGTGAAACTTTGTATGTCAAGTCTGCCGAGTTCCCCGAAGGTGGCGACCCTCGATTCCGTGCGGTTCTTGCTGAAATGTTGCGTATCCACATTTCCAAGAGCAACGACTACGGCACGGGAGCCGACCCCTACGCCAACTACTCAGCCGCGCAGTCCATTGGCGTTCCGGCGTGGAAGTCGTGCTTCGTCCGTGCGCTGGAGAAGGTTCAGCGACTCACCAACGCTTTCGGTGGCAAGAAGTTGAACCACGAGAATGTCACCGACAGTCTGCTCGACTTGGCGAATCAGGTCGTCATCACCAAAGTACTCTGGGACGCTGAGCAGGCAAAGAACGAGTGCTGTGGGGGCAACTGCCAAATCTGCTAGTCACCGGCAGAATCCAATAATCAGCGTAGAATAACGCCATGGCGTATCCCCTTTCTACAGCAATCCGCTCTGTGGGTGGTGCGTCCAGCCCCTCGTATTTGACCACGAGTCTGTCCTCGTCGTATGTCGAGACAACCTTCACGGTCGCTAACGCCTCGTCGTGGCTTGAAAGTGTGCCAAGTGGGCAGACTCCGACCAACCCCCTTGGCACCAGTGGCGTTTTCACTGTCGTCGTGGACTTTGGAACCGCCAACGAGGAACACATACTCTGCTCGGGAGTCAATGTCTCCACGGGTGTCGTCACCATTTGGACTGACGGTATCTACAATGGTCGAGGCTGGGACGGAACACCAAAGTCCGCCCACTCCGCCCAGACCACGGCTCCGTACAACCTGAATGTCTTTCCGTTCATTGGTGGAACCGACTTTGCCGCGATTTGGAAGTCAATCTCCGGCATTCGCCAGTTGTCCAGCAACGCCGTTACGATTCCCAACCTCTCTGGTCAGCGTTACGGTAACTACCCCGTCTCGACCACGGTCAATGTCACCAGTGCCGTAGGTAACGGTCTTACGGTCACCTACACCGCCAGCAACTCGTTCACTGCTGGTCAAATCGTCTCCGTAGCGGGCATGTCGACTACGAGCGGTTCATCGCTCAACCTGTCGAGCCAGACGATTGTCAACGCCTCCAGCACCCAGTTCACCATTCAGAACAACACGGTGGGCGCAGGAACGGGCGGAACGGCAACCGCCTATAACGACATCTCGAACCAATACATCTTTGCCGATGTGACAAGTGCCGGTCAGAACGGTGGTCAAATCCTCCTTCCGATGAGTCCGCTGGACGGTACCACGGTTGTGGTGGAATACTGGAATGGCTCCTCGACCCAAACTCTGATTGTCGGCACGCAGGTACTCAACGGATTTGCCAGTGGTGGAAACAGCATTGTTCTTTACAAGGTCGGGCAGTATGCGACCTTTGTCTACAACTCTGGTAACGCCCTGTGGTACACAGTCAACACCGGATACAACACCATTGCCACTAGTAGCCCCCTGCCAACATCTTTAGGTGGAACCGGAACCACATCATTCGGTGCCTACGGTATCCCTTACGCCGACGCAAACGGAAACTTGACATACTTGGCGGCGGATACGACGAACACCGCCCACTTTGTACAAATCAAGTCCAGTGGTGGAATAGCCGCGGCTCCGACGCTTATTTCCTCAACCGGAACGGGCGCAGTCGTCCTTCAGTCCAGCCCTGTCATTGGTATCTCTAATGGCACCACGGTGGTTCAGGCGAACAGCGGAACCCTCTACCTTGGCTCAGGAAGCACCGCCAACGGTTCTGGTGCCACCGTCAACATTGGAAACGCCAACGGTACGGGAACGGCAGGCACGGTCAACATCGCAGTGCCAGCCAACGGTACTTCGGTGGGAACTATCTCAATGGGCAGTCCCGTCACCCTGACCTCGACCCTCAACAACATTTCACTGTCGGGCGTGGGCGGTTCGGGAATCAACATTTCCTCGACTTCCTCTACGGCAATCAACATCGGTTCGTACACTAACTTCGCCACCAGCGTCCAATCGGGCACAACCATGGCGGGTATCAAGTTGATTGTCCCCACGGGCGCAATCAGCACTGGTTCGTATGTCTACATGCCGACCGGCTCGCCCTCCTCGGCACCGCTCACCCTCGCTACGATTACCGGCTCGGAAGTCTTGACCAACAAGACGATTTCGGGTTCGTCCAACACCTTCAGCAACATTCCGAACTCGGCTACCACGGGTACCAGTTCCAATACTGCCTCGACGCTCGTCCTTCGTGACAGCAGTGGAAACTTCTCGGCAACCAAGATTTCGCTTTCTGGAACCCCCTCCGCCACAACCGACGCCGCGACCGTTGGCTATGTCAACTCGTATGTCAGTGCGAACATCAAGGGCTGGATTCCGGCAAACTACGCCACGACTTCAGCACTGCCCTCCTACACCTACACCGCTGGTTCTGCCGACGCAGAAGGCGGATTTGGAATCGGGGCGACCCTAACAGCAACCGCCAATGGCGTTCTGACCGTCGACGGAGTTGCCGTTCCTGCCAACGCTTTGGTCTTGGTGAAAAACGAAACAGACAGTGGCAAGTCGTCAGGTCAGTCGATTTACAACGGTCTCTACAAACTCACCACCCTCGGCACATCATCTGTACCGTGGGTTCTTACCCGTGCGACGACCTACGACAACAGTTCACCTCACATGGTCTACGCCGGAAGCATTATTTATGTCGCTAGCGGAAACACGCTCGCCAGCCAGACCTTCGCCGAAACTAACTTCGGTTCAGCAAGCGACGGTTCGATTGTCATCGGAACGGACTTTATTCAGTTCTCGCCGACGAGTCAGAACACCGCAGGCAATGGTATTGCTATCTCCGGCAATGTCATCTCGGTACAGGCTGGAAGCACGAACACGATTTCAGTGGTCTCCTCTGGCGTGAACCTCGCCACCTTCGGAACGGCTGGCTCCTCAGTCTCTAACGGTCAGGTTCCCACCTTCACCACGGACGCATAC